TTCTCAAGTAAAGGTTGAAACCTTTCGCAGCCGCCTAAACGCCCTGCCTCCACAGCAGGTTTTTGAGGTGTAGGCGAGGCTTCAACCTTTTTTGATGCGGCTATTTCGTCAGGCGATGACTGCCGCTTCGTCATCGCTACTGTTTTGACACTTCAACTTTGACATTCTTGACGATTGTCGCCGCTTCAGTTTTGACTTGTTCAGTCTGATTCTTTTGATACTGCATTCCGCCAACAAAAGCGATGATTGCTGTAATTAAAATCGTAATGATGATAGTTTTGATAGTTTCAATATTAAGTTTTTTCATTGTTTTTCTCCTTTTTATTATTAATTTCTTCTAAGCAGCCAGCGGTGGATGTGTTGGCATTTCGATTTCAATTACGCGAGTAAAAGTAAGACGAAAAATGTTAGTTTTTGGGTATAAAATTAACACTACATAGGTGGTAAACACACATCCACCGCTGGCTGCTCATTTATTCTTATATAAAGCCAAAGTAACATCTACTAAGAATTTGCCTACAATCTCCCTCGCTCATCTTTTAATCATCTCCGTCAAGACTAATCCATTTATTTCTCCGGATGATTAAAAGATTTCAGCTTCTGATATCAGCTTAATCTCAATTTTGTGCTACGTTGTTAAAGTACTTTATTTCGCTCAACAGCATGTCTAATCGCACATCAGGCATGCTCTACAAGAGAAACAAAGCAAAACAGAAAAACCCGCTGGCTCTCTACTTCCAGCGGGTTTTGCTATACAACAAAAAAACGTCCTGACAGCTATCAGGACGTTTACCAGAAACTTATTTCAATCGTAGGAACTTGGTGAGGTGCGCCTCCCCATAACTACGACTGTCCACCACAACAGTTTTGTTTTGGTGGTACAATTTCTGGCTACTATACCTTTTAGCTGGTAGAGAGCCATAAGAGTTATTGGTGTAAAAATACCTGGAAGGGCAATTGCTCTTCTCAACTGCCCTTAGTATAGCAAAGTCGGTTAAATATGTCAATAGCCTTGAGCTTTATTCATAGCTTTATAGAACTGACTTTCAGCCAACTCATCTTTAATTTGAAGATATATTTGGACCGTCGATATGTCACTGTGCCCCAGTAATTTCTGTATAGTCATCAGGTCGCAGCCAGCAATTAGCAACCGAACGGCAAAGCTGTGACGTAATTGATGAGGTGTCATATGAATTCCAGCGTGTTTCTTAAAAGCGCGCTGTAGCTGCACTCTGGCAGTTTTATCATTTACTTTGAATAGAGGACCAGTAAAGCGATTATAATCTGTAGCAAATTCATCTATCTTCTCTTTTAAGCGGTGAGTGAGAAACACTGTACGATCTTTAGATCCTTTACCTTTAACGTACAAGTTTAACCCGTCAATATCCTTGTAGCTTACCCTAGCTATTTCTGAAATGCGCAGCCCAGTGTCGTAAGCGAAGTCGACAAGCATGTTTATATACTGATCTCTGCTATTCTCAGCCGTTTTTCGGAGGACTGACTGGATAACTTGATGATTTATGTATCTTGGACGCGGTTTGGCGTTTTTGTGCGATTTAATTAGGTCAGGACTAATACAACTCACATTCTCATACGCCTGCCTTTTTACATAAATACGTAAATAATCGTCCTGGAGTTTGTTTTGCTTCTAGTGCAGTTTCTGCTAATTGCCAAAC